TATAAAATACGAGTTCCAAATCATAAGCACCAATGGGATAAATGATTCTTCCCATAGGTATCTATACTTAACAAACAGGGAGATTTCTATGACTACACATGATATGATTACAGAACTAACACAAACAGTCAATATTCTTCAAAAGGATATAAAACTCCTAAAAGAAGATAAGAATTACCTGTATGATAAGCTTGAAGATGCTTATAGTGATAGAACTGCTCTAAGAAGTGAGAATTACAAATTAAAAAATACAGAAAAACAAACTGAAACTACTTCTAAACCCCCAATGACACAGAATTTTGAGGATGAAGAAGATTGTATAGCTTGTTCTGCATAGGAATTCAATGGCAGTAGCTAAAGTAATTAAAAGAACACTTGATAAAACAAGGAAAAACCCTAAGACTGCCAAGCAGACTAGGGCTGTAAACCCTTTTGCTCAAGTTTTACCTAAAGATGCGGCCAAAAAGAAGTTTAGAAACAGGCCAATGCGTAAAACAGCTACAAGAGGACAACAAGCACTGCAGAAAACTGAGTCTGCAAACAAACCTTTACGAACAATGAAGACAAGATATGGTGGTAGATAATGGTTCTTAATCCTTCAACAGGAAAAAGAATGCGTAATAAGACTACTGGAAGAAATTACAAGAAAGAATACGCTAATTACCAAGGGAAACCAGAGGCAATAGCAAAACGAACATCCCGAGACAAGGCTCGAAGACTAATGCAAAAGAATGGATTAGTGAAGAAAGGTAGTGGTAAAGATGTTCATCACGTTAACGCAAATCCAAGTGACAATAGACCACACAATCTGAGAGTTGTGCCAAAGTCTAAAAACAGGTCATTTAGGAGAACATCAACAGGGAAAATGAGGAGAATTTAAAATGGCAATACCACTAATTTACGCAGGAGTTATGCTTGGCAGGTTTGCAATACCTGTAATAGCACGATATATTATTAAAAATGGGGCTAAAAAAGCCGCAAAGAAATTTGGAACTAAGGTTGTAGCTAATGCAAAAGTTACTAAACAGATAAAACAACTTAAAACGATAACAAAAACTAAACCTAAAGTAAAGATTACTAATACCTCTGCAAAGCAAAAAAACATTGCTAAGAAGATAGCAGAGAAAAATCAAAAGAAATTAGATAAAGTTAATCCTAGAAAAAAGATACAAGCAAAAAAAACTACGGATACAAAATTAGCAAGTCCGAAGACTACAAAAGCAAAACCTTCTAAAACTGATTTAATTAAAAAGGTTGATAAGAAAGTAGTTACTAAAAAAGTAGATAAAAAATCTTTGGCTACTAAGAATAAGCAAGATAAACTTGTTGCAGAACAACAAAAAAAATATTTACTGGAAAGAACTGTTAGGGGTAAACCTATACCTAAAAATAAATCTTTAGTTACTGTAAAGCCTAAAGTAAAACCTAAAGTAAAAACAAAACCTAGTGGTAGTAATCTTCCAATTATTGTTGGTGGTGGACTTGGACTTGCAGGTATATTTGCAGCGGCATCTAAAAAAAATAAAAAGAAAGCACCTAATATTCCAAAAGGTCTTACACCCCCATCAATATTAAATCCTAAACCTAAAACAGGTACAGGAAGAGGTGAAGGTTCAAAAGAAACGACAAGAAGAAGAAAAGATGCTGTTGGAAGTGCAAGAAAATCTTCTGGCCCTACAACTAGGCCTAAGTTAACTATGGATAGAGGTAACTCTTTTGAAAACAGAATTAGAAGATTAGTTAGTAAAAAAGATGCATTAACTAAAATTCCTTCTGGTGATGGTCGTAGTGAGTATCAAGTTCGTATAGGTAAATTGAAAAAGGAAAATCCTAAAGCATTTAAGAAAATGTTTAAACTTGGTGGATTTGGAAACTTAAAGGATTAATAATGCTAACCATCCTTAGATTCATTTTTGCATTTGGAATAAAGAAAGCCATAAAGAAATTTGGTAAATCAGCTGTTTCAAAAGCAACAAAAAAAACTGTATCTAAAAGTAAACCTGTAAAAAAAGTTACAGAGTTACAAAGAGTTAAAGCCCAATTAAAAAGAGATAAACTTAATCCTAGACTGAAGGTTAAAGAACCAAAAGGAAAAGATATTATTGGAAAAGTAAGTCAAAATTTTGGTAAGGCAAAACCTTATGGTTTAACAAAATCACAAAAAGATGGTATTGCTTATCTTAATGCTACGAGAGGCCCCGGTCATACATTAAAAGATTTAAAAAAAGTAATGGCTCAAACTAAAAAAAGATTAGCTATGAAAAATAAACCAAAGAAACCATAATGGAATGAATAAAAATGGATGACAGAAAACAAAAAAAAACTACTGATAATAAAAATAGATTAGAAAATAAAGGACGTAAAAAAAGATTAGCAAAAAGTCCTATAAAACAATTTGCACAAAAAATTTTAGAAGCGGCAGGGTTGCCTATGTATTTAAAAGAAGAAACATATAAAGAAAATGTAGCAAAAAGTCGTAAGAAAAAAGAAAAACAGGCAAAATTAAGAGCACCTAAAGATAAAAAATTTATGGGTCATACATCAGTATAATGCCAACATATCAATATTATCATAAAAAGAAAAATGAATACTTCACGGATAATTTACCCTTTCATAAAAGAAAGTGGCCTTGTAGAGACCCCTTTGTAGAACTTGTTATTACTGCTCCTAATATATCTGTTATTTCTGATAATGGTGGTAAAGAAGATAAAGCAAGAGAAACAATCTTAGAATCTGCAGAAATAGGATTTCAAGAAAGAGATAAACAAGAAAAATTAGGATTAATAGCGGAGGTTCCAGAATGGTCGAAGGAAAGACGAATAAAGAAAAAACAAAAGAGTCAGTGGTTATAGAACTACCCCAAGTAATACCTAATAAAGAAGTAAATGAATTAGGCTACCCTATGGATGACCCTTATGGATTAGTAGCGGCTTTTTGGAATAAAGAAGCACCAATGACAGTATTTGGAGAAAAGTAATGGTAGCAAAAAGAGGATTATACGCAAATATAAATGCTAAAAGAAAAGCAGGAACAAGTAAGAGTAAAGCTAAATCTACTATTACTCCTAAAGCATATGCAAATATGAAAGCAGGATTTCCTAACTCTAAAAAAAATAAAAAAGTAATATAATGAAAGGTGTAAAGCATTATACAAAAGATGGCAAAGAATTTAAAGGTGCTACGCACAAAATGAAAGATGGTACATTACATTCTGGTAAAACACATACAGCTAGTTCTAAAAAACTAGTTCACTTTAAAGACTTATCAGCAAAGGCAAAAAAAGTAGCCAAAGCGTAATGTCTAAAATAGAAAAAATGTATCAATCTCTAGGTACTAAACCTTTTTATTTAAGAAGAGCATTAAATCCTAATACTGTTACAACAGGTAAAAATGAAACAGTTAGATTAGCCCAAACAGATAATATAGTTTATCCTACTGTTAGAATGGTAAAACCCGGAAAAGGTGGAGTAGGTAATACCTACTTAAAAAAATTACCAGTAAAAAAAGCAGAACAACTTGCAAGGAATAAACGAGATTTTATTAGTTTTAATAGCGAAAAAGATGCAAGATATTTTGCAGAAAATTTTACTAAGTTAATAGATAAAAAAAGAAAAAATGGTTCTTAAAAGACATAAAAATCCTAAAGGTGGATTAAATGAAGCAGGAAGAAAACATTTTGAAGCAAAAGATGGTGGTAATTTAAAATCTCCTGTTAAGAGAGGAAAAAATCCACGAAGAGTTTCTTTTGCTTGTAGATTTGCAGGTATGAAAGGTTCGATGAAAGATTCAAAAGGAAGACCTACTCGTTATGCACTAGCATTAAAAGCATGGGGTTTTGGTAGTAGAGAATCAGCGAGTAAATTTTGCCAAGCAAACAAAAAAAAGTAAAGCACGTTGGTCAATGGTATTGGACTAATGATTGGCTTGGTAACAAATCAAAAGCATGGTACTTTGGCCCTAGAATAGAATGGATGAATTTAGATAAAGATGAACTTAATAACACAAGAAAAAACAAAAGAACTAACAGAACAACAAAGCACATTTCTTAACGCATTATTTGGAGAAGCTAATGGCATACCAAAAGTTGCAGGAGAGATTGCAGGTTATTCGGAACATTCATACCCTAAAGTAGTTAAGGCATTAAAAGACGAAATACTACAAAGAGCAGAAGAGGTAATGGCTTCATACACACCCAAAGCAACTATGGGATTAGTTAAAGCAATGGATGAAGATGGAAGTGTACCCGGTGCTAGTATCCGAGTTGAGGCGGCTAAACAAATACTCGATAGAGTAGGATTAACAAAAAAGGAAAAGTTAGATGTCAATCTCAAATCAATCTCCGGAATCTTTATTCTCCCTCCCAAAGACGGAGGAATTACCACAGAAGATTCTTCGTAAAAGAAAATCAAGAGTAATACCCTTTGGGTATAAAGAATCTAATGACCCTAATTATTTAGAACCTATCCAAGAAGAGATAGATGCTATTGAACAGGCTAGAAAATATATTCAAGGTTCTTCATACAGAGAAGTATCTGATTGGTTGTTTAGAAAAACAGGTCGTAGAGTTACAGGAATGGGATTGCGTAAGGTGTTGGATAGAAAATGGTAGATGATATTGCACCTCCTAAGAAAAAAAATGTAGGAAGAAAAAGAACAACAACAGTATCAGCTAAGACACAAACTCTTAAAGAAAAATTTACTAAAGCAAAAAAATCTGCAACAAGAACATTAAATGCAGAAAAAAAGAAAGTAGAAAAGGCTAGAGAAAAATATGTACTAGCCCAACGAAAAGCACAAACAAAGAAAAAAAGTTTAAAAGAAATAGAAGATGTCCTTATAGGCAAAAATTCACAAATAGTTGAAGAAGATGTATTAGAAAATTTAGCACCTAGCATACAGGATGTTTTAGCAGAAAAAGAAATTATCTTTCAACCAAACGAAGGCCCTCAGACACAGTTTCTAGCGGCAAGTGAACAAGAAGTATTTTATGGTGGAGCAAGAGGCGGAGGTAAATCTTATGCCATGCTTATTGACCCATTAAGATATTGTCATAAACAACATCATAGAGCATTGTTACTTAGACGTTCCATGCCCGAACTTAGAGATTTAATCTCACACTCACAACGCTTATATCCTAGAGCATTTATAGGAGCAAAGTGGAGAGAACAAGAAAAAGAATGGCGATTTCCTTCTGGTGCTAGAATTGAATTTGGTTATGCAGAAAATCTAACAGATGTNCTTCGTTACCAAGGTCAATCATATACATGGATTGGTATTGACGAATTACCTCAGTTTCCAAANCCAGATATATATAATTTNTTGCGTTCATCACTTCGTAGTGTAGACCCAGATATACCTGTATATATGAGAGCAACAGGTAATCCCGGTAATGTAGGCTCAACATGGGTTAAAGAAATGTTTGTTGAACCTGCTGAATCAAATACACCATTCACAGTACAAATAGAAACACCTGTAGGTACTAAAAAAATAACAAAGAAATTTATTTCAGCAAAATTACAAGATAATCCATATCTTATGCAAACAGATGATTACATGATTATGTTATCATCATTACCAGAAGTACAACGAAAACAATTTTTAGAAGGAGATTGGGATGCCTTTGAAGGTTCTGCTTTTCCAGAATTTAATAGAGATGTCCATGTTATACAACCTTTTGAAATACCTCGTAACTGGATTAAGTTTCGTGCTTGTGATTGGGGGTATGCTTCTCCTGCTTGTTGCTTATGGATTGCTATTGACCATGACAATTATCTATATGTTTATAGAGAGTTATATACAACCAAGACAACAGCAGATATATTTGCTCAAAAAGTCCTAGAAATGGAGCATGGAGAGCATATGCACTATGGGGTGTTAGATTCATCCACTTGGGCAAAAAGAGGCGATGTAGGGCCAAGTATAGCCGAAACAATGATAGCTGAAGGCTGTAGGTGGAGACCATCTGATAGGTCACCTAAAAGTCGTATAAATGGTAAGCTTGAGTTACATAAAAGATTATATGTTGACCCAGACATAAATTACCCCGGAATGTTTATATTTCCAAACTGTATTAATTTAATTAGAACACTTCCTTTACTACCAACTGATAAAAATAATCCAGAAGATGTAGATACACACGCAGAAGACCATGCTTATGATGCCTTACGATATGGAGTTATGAGTAGACCTCAACATCCTCATTCAATGCAAACACATTGGGAAAGACCTAGAGAAACTAAATTTGAACCTTCTGACAAAACTTTTGGCTATTAAAGGAAAACATATGAGTAAAAAAGAAGTTCTGTGTAGTTGTGATGCTACACTACCAGAGTCAATTAAAATTGGGTATAGAGATTATAAATTAGAAGCATGGAAACAGACTGTTGCTACAGCAAATGAAGCAAGTGGTCAGTTTTTTATTACAGCGGGTGTCTTAGGATACAACCAAGAAGAAAAAGGAGTTTCTCATGCTAATACAATATTACATGAAGTTATGCATGGCATAATATATCAATGGAATATGGAATTAGATGATAAAGTTGAAGAAACAGTAGTTAGTGGTTTAGCTAATGGTTTAACAACAGTATTTGTAGATAATCCAAAATTATTAGATTATTTACGATTAAAAATTAAGGAGGGTGGATAATGCCACAACCAGTATTAACAAAATATAAACAGGGAGACATTCCTAAGGATTATCCAAAAGATACTCCTAAAGGACAAAAGCTTGATTTAAAACCTCATTGTAATTATGAGGATAGACCAACAGATTTTCCTGCAAAGAAAGAAAATAAAGTAGAAGCATCTTTTTTTAAGATGGCTAACGAAAAGGATTATTAATATGCCTGCAATGATGACTTTAGCAAAATACTTAGCACAAGCTAGTGCTGTTGCTATTAAAAGATATAGGGAAACGGGTATATTACCATCATTTGTAATTAACCCTAAAAAATTAATAAAGAAAGGTAGTGCAAAAAAGAAACCTTTCATGAAAAAAATTGGAGGTAAAGTAGCAGGTACGCCAGCTAAGAGGTACAAAACTAAAACAAAAACCCCAAGGAACTACTAATATGTATGGAAAACCAAAAATGACAATGTCAAAAAGTATGGTAAAAAAACCAAAAGTAAGAAAACCAGTTAAAGTAAAAAAACCGGTTAAAACAAAAAAAATAGGATATTAATATGGAAATGAAATTAGAAACAAAAAAATATAAACAGGGAGAATTTGGCTCTGTAAGTGGAATGGCTAAAAAAGAAAAATTAGACTCTAGCATGACAAAAAAATATTCTCAAGGAGAATTTTCTGCTGATGTAGGTAAAAATGCTAAAGATAAAATAGCATCATTTGCAAAAGAAAAATATTCACAAGGTTCACACAATAGTTAATTTATAATGGCTGATAAACCAGATAAAATTATTTCTTTAGAAGGAGATAAAAATCAAACATCTGTCCAAGACGATTTACTTGTTGGGATAATTAAAGGAAGATTAGGTTCTGCTGAAGATGCACGATTTTTTGATGAAGAGAGATGGTTAAGAGCATATAGAAATTATCGTGGAGTGTATGGTAATGATATGTCTTTTACAGATACAGAAAAATCTCGTGTATTTGTTAAAGTAACTAAGACAAAAGTTTTAGCGGCTTATGGTCAAATAACTGATGTGTTGTTTTCCTCTGGGAAATTTCCTATTGGTGTTGACCCTACACAAGTACCCGATGCAAGTTCTACATATGCTCATATAAATAAAAACGAAAAAAAACAAGAGCAACCAGAAGAAGAAGAAAATCCTTATGGGTTTTCTGGTGATGGTAAAGAATTACCTAAAGGTGCAACTTATGATGATATACTAGGAGGTTTATCCGACAAGTATAATGGTGAAGCAGAATTTACAGAAGGCCCTTCACCAGATTTAAAAGCAATGCCACAGATTGAACCTGCACAAGAATCTGCAGACAATATGAAAAAACTTATTCTTGACCAATTAGAAGAGAATAATGCAACAAAAGAATTAAGACATACATTATTTGAGATGGCTTTACTAGGAACAGGAGTTCTTAAAGGGCCTTTTACTTTTGAAAAAGATTTACATCGTTGGACACAAGACCCAGAAACAGGTTCATCTTCTTATACACCTTCTAAAAAAGTTGTACCTATGGTTGAGGCTGTTAGTTGTTGGGATTTTTATCCAGACCCAGAAGCTACAAAAATAGAAGATTGCAATTATGTTATACAACGACATAAATTTACTTCTAGTCAATTAAGAGATTTAACAAAAAGACCTTTTTTTAGAGATGAAGAAATAATATCTGTATTACAAGAAGGGCCAAACTATCAAGTTAAAGGTTACGAACATAGATTACAAGATAGAGAAAACGAAACAGAATTTGAAAAAGAAAGATTTGAAGTATTAGAATACTGGGGTAAAATGGATAAAAAACTTGCAGAAGAAGCAGGTTTAGATATTGATTTACTTAGTGATGATTTAGATGAAGTACAAGTTAATTGTTGGGTATCTGGTCAAAGAGTATTACGATTAGTATTAAATCCTTTTACTCCTGCTAGATTACCTTATTTAGTAACTCCTTATGAATTAAATCCATATCAATTCTTTGGTGTAGGTGTTCCAGAAAACATGGAAGACTCACAAACAATTATGAATGGTCATGCAAGAATGGCTATTGATAATTTAGCTTTAGCAGGTAACTTAGTATTTGATGTTGATGAAACAATGTTAGTACCGGGTCAAGACTTAAAAGTTTATCCGGGAAAAATATTTAGAAGACAATCTGGTATGCCGGGTCAATCTATTCATGGATTAAAGTTTCCTAACACAGCACAAGAAAATTTACAAATGTTTGATAAGTTTAGACAACTTGCAGATGAATCAACAGGTATACCTTCGTATTCACATGGACAAACAGGTGTACAATCTACAACAAGAACTGCGGCAGGAATGTCAATGTTAATGGGTGCTGCTGCATTAAATATAAAAACAGTTATTAAGAACGTAGATGATTTTTTATTAAAGCCTTTGGCTCAATCTTTATTTCAATGGAATATGCAATTTAATTCTGATGTACCTGCTATTGTAGGTGACTTAGAAGTAAGTGCAAAAGGAACTCAATCATTAATGATGAAAGAAGTTCGTTCACAAAGATTAATGACATTATTACAAGTTGGAGCAAACCCTACAATTGCACCATTTATAAAGTATCATGCTGTATTAAGGGAGATAGCAAAAACTCTGGATTTAGACCCAGACCAATTAATTAATGACCCAGAAAAAGCAGCAATATACTCAGAAATAATAGGAGCAGCAAATGGAAATCAACAAACTCAAGGCAATGGTCAGCAACCCCCTATGGGTGGAGGTGGAGCAGTTCCTGCAGGAGCAAATCCAAACGACCCAACTGGAACTGGAGGTGGCAACATCGGAACTGGAAGTGTACCGCAGACAGGGGAGCCTAGCTTCTCTTCGCAAACTCCTCCTACTCAGAGAACGAATTAAAAAATAATGGCAACTGAAAATTCTTTAACAGGTTTAGCTTTAAAAGATGCTACAACAAATTATAATAAACAAAATGTTCATTATAAAATGAAATATAATGCTACCACAAAACAGTGGGAGCAAGAAGAAATAATGACACCATTAGTTCCTATGGTATATCCGGGAATACGAACTAAAGATGGTAAAACAAAAGATATAAGTGGTGGTTTAGCAGATGCACCAATTGTAAAACCTGTAGATAACCCATTTGATAATTCACTAGGGCCAATTCAACCAGATAAACCAGAAACAGAAGTAACAGCCCCTTCAACAGGTATAGGTGGATACCAACAAGCACAACAAAATTATTCTGGTCAAAGTGAAGTTCAAGGTATACAAAAATCAGCAGGT